TCTAAAGCTTTTCCTTCTGGTGTTAAAGTGTCAAAAAAAGAATCTTTAGCAGCTCCAATACCAAGTAAATCTTCTTTAGTGTTAAATGTTTTAGTTTGTTCCGCACCTTTTACTGTAGTGTCAACTGGCTCTCCAGTGGTTTTATCTATAAAACCTAATCTTTCGTCGTAAACAATATTTCCTGCAAGATCAAGACTTGATTTGTTTCTAGTATTAAATCTTGTAGGATCAAAAGTAATTGTTTGTGTATTATCTTGCTCTGCTAGCTGTTCTAATAATTCATTATTTAAATCATCTTGAAAAGTAGGATTAATACCACTGAACTGACGCATATCATACGTTGGTTGATCAAATCTTTTACCCAAACCAGCTTTTTGTCCAATGCCTCTAATTATGTTTCCTAAAAATCCACCACCTGTAAAGAGGTCCATAATACCACCTCTACGATTTTGTCTAAACGCAGTCGGATTAAATGCTCTAGCTAGTGCTAATTCTTCTGGTGATACTGTATCTCTACTATCAAAAAAACCTGGATTAACTCTTTGACCTGCACCTGCAGCAATCGCAGCAGATCTAAGATCTTGAGCATCTTGAGCTTTCATGGCACCTCTAGGCCCTTCTCCTCTTTCTGCAGCACTTATATCTGCACCCGTAACACCACTTAACATATCTTCGTAATCACCGTTTAATGAGATAACGCCGCCTGGTCCTTTATTAGGCTTACCTTTTAGTGAGTTATGTAAATCTTTTTTAATTAATAAATCTTTTTCTGCTTTTGTAATGTAAGCTAATTCAGTTGCAGGGTGATTTTTAGATGATTTAGCTTTTTTTGGTACAGTTACCATTTTTGAAGGAAGATAGTTTTTAACACCTCCTTGCATGGCAACTTTGCCTTCTTTTAACATCTGTCTTGCTTGTTGTGATCTAGTTATGGCCATTGTACTATTCTATTTTGTTTTACTAAATAAATCAAGACTTGGCATTAACAGAGTCACATCTCTTCTGATGTCATCTGGAGATATACCCTTATCTTTCCACTCTTTGTCATTCTTATATTGTTCCCCTGTTTTCTTATTAGTTATCTTCTCTATTACTTTATCTGGTTGTATTTCTATCATTACGTTGTTACCTCTCTTGGCTGTATTTCTAATATTGAAGCTATGACGTGCAGCTCATTCGCGTCAGCAGCTTGTACTTTTAATGCTTCACCTTCTTCCATAACTAGTGGTTGGGTTAAAAGTTCTGTTGATGCCTTGGATCCTATGGCTTTGTCTTTGAATAAATTAAATATAGCACTGCTAGAATTAACCAAAGTTATGGTTATCGTAGTTCCTGATCCAGCGTCCTCGGTCACTAGCAATGACTTAACAACAGCTGTTTTAAATGATGGCACTGTATATAGTGTCGTTAAATCTGCTGTGGTTAAATCTACTTTTTTATTTATAAAACTATTAGCCATTAATTTAAAAAGAAGTTTTGTGCTTCTACCTCATCTTTTAGTTCTTCTTGAAACGTTGTGTTTAATTTTTCTACAATTGCATCAAGATCTCTAACTTGTGATTCTGCAACTGTAAAATCATATTCTTTACTAGCTCTTGTTAATATTTGTGCTATCTTTGCCATTATCTACGTCCATCTGGTTGTATATCTAATCTAAACGTGCCAAGTTTCCAACTTTGACTAGCAGCAGTGTTTTCTATTTTCATAGCTACAGCTCTTGCTCTTGCACGAGTATCTACCTTAGTGGTAGAAGATGTTATGTCAAATGGCCCAAGTGGCGAACTAGATTGTGAACTATTAGGATAATTTTTTAATTGTATTGTAATTCTGGTTGTACCTGTTTGGCTTATAAAATCTGGTATAAATCTTCTAACTTTCATTAAAAATTCACCATCTCCTCTAAACGTTGCAGCACCTGTTGATTGTCCTGTAGCTGATGCTCTTTGTTGTGTAATATCATAATCACCAGAAGATATGTTTGCAGTTACTGCAGTGATAGTTCCATTTTTATTTTGATCAGTTCCTATTTCATGTTCATAGTAAGTTGTAATACCTTCTGTATTTCCTACAACATCAAAAGATGTATCAGTATCTGCATCGTATTCTGTTGCATGTGGAGTTCCAAACACTGCAGAATCTCTCCACATGGTTCTAGATAATGTACCATTTGTCCAAACTGGTCTTTGTGGAGAAGAGTCAAAATAATTATATGCGACCATTCTATTTACAACAGACGATGAAGATGTTGGATAAAACCAAATAACTTCACCAAACAAGTTATTTAATCCTGCCGATACCATTTGGTTACCTGATGTTAAATTTATGTCATCATAAACATGATCTTCCACTAAACAAGGTAATGACTCTAATTTACCAGCATATCTAAAGAAACCATTTTCTGACATCCAATATGCAGCACCATCAACTTCCACACATGCATTCTTTCCAACAAGTCCACAGTGTGTTCCAACTTGTGCAAATGCAAACGTAAATGGTTGACCAACAAAACGTTGTGTAAATAAAGATGTGTCTGTCCAAACATATATTGCATCTCTACCTCTAATAGCTCCCATGATCCGTGATCCGTCAGCCAGTCTTTGTGTACCAGCTGTGTTAGTTGCTGTAGGCGTATATGTATTAATGTCTTCCTGATCTGAGAATCTAATAAACATATCATCTTGTGTAGATGTATCACCAATAGTTGTTTCTGTTCCAAAAAATACTAAGTGTCTATCAGGAGTTGAAACTAACATGTGTCTTGATGCAGTTGGTGCACCAGATATGATTGAAGCTCTTGTTGCTGTAGCATTTGATAAAGATGAATCCCATTCGAACACAGCACCATTAACAATTAAACAAATTGCTTTGTCACCAAAGTTATCTAATGACCACATACCAGGTTCAATAATTAAATCACCTGAAGCCGCTTCACCCCATGCAACATAATCGGAAGTATTTGTAATTGTTGCACCATCACTATGAGAGGCTGCTGTTGTATTTCGAACTCCTCTTGTAACACCTGTTAAAGTGTTTGATGAAATACCTGTATAAGATATTTCTTCTGTACCAATTAAAATAAAGTTTGTTCCGGAATCAGGAAACTGTGATGCGTCTGATAATACTATTGTAGTTGTGGAATCATTGATTGCACCATTTAAAGTTGTTGTAACTGCCCCTGCAGCTTCACCACCCCAAGACCCTAAACCATATCCAAATCCTTCTGCTTGTACAGCTGGTCCCACAGGATAATAATGTTGAACTCTAATACCACCTGATGTTGTTGCACCAGATCCTGTTTCATTAGACGGCATTGTAATTGTAAGTGTTGTAGTTGATGGCACAGATGTCACCATAAATTTTTTATCGTCAAAATCAGAAGCGCTAAAATTAGAATTTGTTATTGAAGTAAAATTGTCTAATAATAATATTTCACCTGCAGCGATATTGTGAGCACCAGAAAAAGTTAATGTTACAACCGCTGATCCATTGGTTGTACTAAATGCACTCGTTAAAGTAGTTGTAGTTTTAATTGGGTGTATGTCATAAAATATACCCCCTGAATATGCGTATAGAATCCTATTACTTCCTATAATTGCATATTTTCTACCCAGACTATTTACGAAATGATGAAGTCCTCTTACAGCTCCTGTTAAATCATCTGTTCCTAATTGTTTCCAACCACCTATTTTTTCAGGTGTACCATATCTAAATCTAACATTATCGCAGTCTATCCACTGACCCTCGGCTGTAGTTTCTGAAATTTGTTTATTTATACCTGGTTGGAAACCTATCTTTTGTAGCATATTAAATCCTTTGAAATATTATATATTAAATAAACGAAAATGAAAGTGTGAATTATCTCTTGTTTAATTCCTTATTATCAAAAGAAATGTTACCTGAGACTGTTATTCTTTCTCCTTCACTGAAAAAAGGGTAGACCATGTGATTTAGTGATGATTTAAATATAAATCCAGTTTCCTCCCAGGTTTTATCCACGGGGATATCATGCAAACCGATTTGTCCAACAGCATTAGGATCAATATATAAAAAAGATAAGTGACCAGAAAGATTACGTATAGATTCTATACCAGGTGATTTATTTTTTTCCTCTTCAATAGTAAAAGGTATCTTTACAAACATTATAAAACTAAAAACACCACCATGAGTGTGCACTGGATTAAATTCATATTTTTTTTGATAATTTACCCACATAGAACTTAAAACTAATTTTTGTGGATTTGGGTCAAATATTTTTAAATTATTTAAATAATTTACTAGAAAATCACTTTCTCCTATTTTAGATAGTATAAAATTTTCAAAATATTTCATATGTTTATTTAATGAGTATTCTTCTCTTATATTACCTATTAAAGTTTTATTAGCTTTTATAGATTTGTCCTCTACAATTTTTAATAATTCTTTATAAATTTCTTTTGGAATTTCAAATTTATGTAACATACTTTAATTTTTTTTGTACCATGAGGGAATTGTATATCTCTCTCCTTTTTTTATTTCTTTTACTCCGTGCATACCCTCATCACTTGGAAAAATTATACAACTTAGACTTTCCATTTTATAATTAACTTCTTTTTTATTTTCTATAAAGCGCAACTCCCCTCCTGAATAATTATCATTTAAATAAATTAAAGATGAAAAATCCATTGTATCGTTAAGTTCTGGTTGACGATCCATGTGTAAAGGCATTGAATGTCCAACCTTCCATCTACACAAACGCATATCATTCCATAAATCTGTTTTGGTTTTAAAATAATGATCTATAAAAAATTTATTTTTGTGTGCATAATAAATTAAAAGAGTTTTTATTTTTTTATCTGTGATGTCTTTGTAATGAAGATTTCTTTCTTTATGAAAGTCTCTTGGATCAGAACAAAGTAGATCATTATTTTCAAAAAAAGTTATAAAAGATTTAGCGTCTTCAGGATGAACAAAATTAGATATAATATGTTTCATTTTAAATATCGTAAATAAATTCTACAATCATTCTACATCTTGTATCTGTGTGAGTAGATGTAGAATGAGAATTATTTTTAGGAAAAGAAATAAATCTATTTTCTATTAAAGATATTTTATCTACTCCAACTATATCCATTTCTGAATTATTAGTATTCATACATAAAAAACCTTTAAAACTTTTATTACTTAAGTCTATGTTTTCTTCAGAAGGCAATGTTTTTTCTTTTTTAGGACTAGAATAATTAAGAGTTATTTTAGCAGATATTATATTTTTAGGATTTAATTTTTCTATTATAGGATTTAATATTTTATTTGCATAAAAACTGTTTTCTTTTTTTAAATCAGGTTCATAAATTAAATTGTGAACTAAATCATTATGTTCACCTTCAATATACCAAGGAAAATCATTATTTGTAATTGTATTTACAAGGTTCCAAAAAAAATTATTTTCTATAAAATTATTTTCAACTCTTATTGTCATCTACATCTTTTCCTTTAATTACTGAATCTTCTTTCGTAGATATTTTTGCAATATCGTTATCAAAATTATTATTGAATTCTATAACCATTTTCATAAGTACATTTCCAAAATGTCTTAATCCTTCTGCAGTAAAATGAATACTTTTCTTTTTTTGTATAATTTTTATTTCTTCTTTACTAAAGTGTAAAGTACAAGAGCCATCTTCTTTTTGTATAAAATTCATATTTATTTTTGCACCCCCCAATAAGGTCTATTATCTTTTTCAAAAGATTTATTATTACCTTCTGCATCAACATAGTGAATAAAAGTTTGTGCGCACCAATCTCCCTTAAATTCTTCTCTGTAATGTTCTAATTCGCACCCTAAGTATATAGCTGCATCACCTTGTTTTAAATTAATTGGATTGTCTTCAATATAAATTGGCCAATCTGTTCCATCACTTCCTATGTTAATAGTTGCACTAATCTCACAAGAAGGTCTGTCCTTATGTTTTTTTAAATCTGAATATTTAGTATACATTCTCCAATAGCTGTACGTTGCTAAAAGTTTTTTTCCTGTCTCTTGCTCAACCAAATGTTTTTTCTTTAACATTAAAGACTCCATTAAATAATCTCCATAAAAACCTGTGCTTGGAATTGACTGTGTTTTTTCATCGAAATTTGTTAAATTAAGACGATGTTTCATTTCACAATATAAATTACATAATTTAATTTCATCCTTTGATAAAAAATTTTCTATTTTTTTATATTTAAAGTCTCTACCTATAATGCCCATGATACAATTGAATACCTTATTCCTTCCGTTACTGGTTTTACTGCGTGAGGATACAAAAAATTACTTGGCCACACAATCATTCTATTTGATTTTTTTTCTATAATTAATTCTTTTTCTTGTTTTAAAAATTTAAAACAAAGTTCTCCTCCTTCATAATCATCATTTAAAAAATAAATGCAACTAAATGTTCTTGGAGCAAGAAATCCATGATCAACATGAAAATCGTATTTACCATTCTTACCGTATTTTAAAACTTGTATGTCGTTTATTGAAAAATTAGAAGATGGGTTTCCAATATCTTCATTAAATTTTTTTATATATTCATTAAATTTAAAAGCAAAATAATTAGCCCAAAAAACATTTGTTTTTTCTTCTATTCCAATATTAGCTAGATGCCAATGTTTTACATCTCTAATATTTTTATTAACAAAATTAAGTTCTTCTTTTGAACGTGTAATACCTGCATCTTCAAAATTGTTTTTTTCTCTGCATATTTTTAAAAAAACATTTAAGGTTTGTTTGCTCAAGATATTATCATATATCTTTATGTAATCTAACAAATTTGTAGACGTTATTTCCATGATTTTTTATTCCACCACCTATTTTTGTATACGTTAAAAATTTTTAAAACTTGGTTAAAACGTCTTTTTTCTTTTTTAATTAAAGGTTCTGCCTCAATAACCATTTTCCAATTATCTCTTTTAAATGGAATAACTTGAGCAATTGGAGTTCCTAATTCAATAATTGTTTCTAACACAGGGTATTTGTCTCCATTAATAATTATTGGAAAATTTATTTCATGATCAAAATTATCTGTATCAACTATGCCTGGTATTATTGAAAATCTATCATCACTATTGTTCATAGGAGGTAAAAACAAACAAGAATAACCAGGTGGTGTTTTAATAACCCATGGATTTAATAATTTATGAAAAGGCAAACTTTTATTTTTATCTACAAAAGGACATTTTTTACCTAATTGTTCAATAGGGTGAGCTTCTATAGAGTGCGGACGGTTAACATTTGTATCTCTTATTAAAAAATTATTTAAATCATGTAATTCTGTATAACCTTGTGTAGATCTTGATCCCTCTATTTTAATATTATGCTTTATATGGTAATCAGCAGGCATTCTGATAATATAACCTGTTGTTAATGTATCTAAAAAAGGCATACAGCCTTTTACAGTTTTATTATCAACAGAATGTTTTAATTCCTTATACCAATCAGGTATATTTAATTTTGAAGGTTGTGGGAATATTTCTGCACAATCTATATATTCTTTACTTGCAGTAAATTTTATTTCTTTCGAAAACATCTAGCAATGTTTTATATCAATTTAAGGTATTTGTAAAGGATGATAAAAAGTTATTGAATTTTCGCTACAATATTGTTCCCAACTTTTATTTAATGGAAAAGTTAAAGAAGATGTATCAAAGTTTTCTAAAGTTGTTTTATAATTATTTAAAGGAGTATAAAGTGCATTATCTTGATTATTTATAGCAAAATTAGAAATAGTATTTATAATGTTTTGAATAGTTATTTTTAAACCTTCTTCAGTTTGAATAAGGGGATTAGATATATCTGTTATAGTTACATTTGTTCCATCATAAGTAGCTTCGGATGCATTTGTTTTTACTTTTAAAAAATCAGCATCTGAAATACTAACCACAGAATGATCAGACAAAACTATATTTTGTGAATCCCTATCTGAATCATTAGCAGCTATTTTTACTAAATTGTTATCACTATTAAAAATTAAATATGCCACAAAATTATCCTTCGTTACTAAATACTACAAGTCCACCACCGACGCCCACGCCACTCGTTGGTTGAGGTTGCCCTCCGCCGCCTGCTCCTCTTTGATCCACAAACAAAATTCCTTTTGAAATAGTTCCAGATGATCCCGGTGCAGAACCATTAGTTCCAGAAGTACCTGGGGTGTCAGTGGTCGTTCCTGGTCCGCCACCACCAGCATTAGCTGTAAAATTATGAAAATTTGTAGCTGCTCCTGCATTACCAGTTGGATTAGATGAGGTTCCACCACTATTATTTCCAGGATTACCGCCACCACCTATTGAGTAAGGTATCGTAGATCCTCCGGTAGCGTTAGCTGTAAAATAACCAAAACCACCTTGTCCTCCATTACCACCTCTTACGTTACCAGGTGCAAAGCCGCCTCCGCCGCCTCCGCCGGCACCAAATAAATATGCTTGAACTTTATTTGCGTTGTTACTTAAAGTTACATTTCCTGAAGCAGGACCTGTTTGATATACAAGAGTTTTCATGTTAGCGGCACCAGCTCCTGAAGAAGCTGATATAACTCTTCCTTGAGAATCAACAGAAAGTGTTGCTGATGTAAAATCTCCTTTTGCTACTGGCTTAATTATTCTTGGCATTTATTCTCCTAGTCTACCATCTCTACATAAGAAACATGGTATGCTAAATCGTTAGCAGCACCAGCTGTAACAGCTATAAGATCTGTTTCATCTAAGTAGATAGGTCTTGAAATTAAATCTAGTGTAGAATCTGCAGGCACAGAAATTGTGCTTGCGATTTTATAATAAGTTGAACCATTGTCGTTGCTAATTTCTACTGTTGCATCAACAGCAGAAGTTCCATCAATGTTAGCTAATAATATTGAATCAATTCTCACTGCAGTTTCTGCGGGTACGTCAATCATAGTAGTTCTGTTTGTATCAGATAAACTACCCATAGCATTTTTAGGTGTGATCGTTGCTATATTTACAAGATTCGGTGTTGCCATTTTTTATTCTCCTTCTGTATTAATATCCGAAAACCATGGAGAAGACAAGACTTTTTCCATCGGTAGTTGCTATTTGTGTTGAACTTGTTCCTGGTGAAGCATTAGTTATTTTTACTCTACCAGTGCCATTTGGAGCCAAAGTCATGTCTCCATTTGCACCATCTGCAAGTGTTACTGTACCTGCATTTGTGCCATTATTTGTGTTTAATATTAAATCTCCAGTTCCTTGAGTTGTAAGAGTAGCATCAGCGTTATTGTCTCCTATTTGAACTGTATCTGCGCCAAGATTAACGTCACCTGTTCCGTTAGGAATAATGTCAATATCAGCGTTTGATGTAGAAACAATGTCATTTCCATTGACATCTAAATCTCCACCTAATTGTGGGGATGTATCATCAACAACGTCACCACCAAATTCTACTGCAGTAATATTTGGATTTGTACCATCGTCTGCTTTTGCATAAGCAATAATTGTTTTACCAGCTGCAACAGCTGCACTTGTTCCTGTGCCTGAAACATATTTAAACGTTACAGTTTGAGATCCTGAAGTTCCATTTTTTAAAATGTAAAAATTTTGTACATCAAGAGGAATTGTTACATTTCTTCCTGCTGTTAGTGATCCTGTAAATTCAATAATTCTATGTGCAAGAGTTGCACCAGTTGCTCCATCTGAAACGGATAAATCTGTATCTGCACCATCAGTTACTGCTTGAGTAGTATACCCACCAGAAATTTGTTCAAAAATTTGTAAATTAGTATTAGTCTTTGTACCCCATGTACCCGCGTTTTCACCGGTTGCTTGAAGTTCTACCCCTAAAGGTGTGTATGTTGATGCCATATTTTATCTCCTATGCAACGTCACTATAACTTGTATTTGATCCAGTTGCAACATCTGTATACGATGAATTAGAACCAGTGTCAACGCTTGAATATGCTTGAATTCCAAAGCCTGTTGCAGTTCCAAATGCAGCAACAGAAGCTGTAGCTGATTGACCTGTTAAACCCATCACATCTGCAGGTGATATTGATCCAACTCTTGTTGTTGCAGCAACTCCTGTTAGTCCCATTACATCGGCAGGTGATATTGATCCAACAGAAACTGTTGCAGATAAACCTGTTGGTAGAATAGTAGGATTTGATGTAATTGTTATGTCACCAATACTTACTGTTGCAGAAACTCCTGTTATTCCTACAACATCAGCAGGTGAAATAGATCCAACGCTTGTTGTTGCAGCAATTCCTGTTAGTCCTACAACATCAGCAGGTGAAATAGATCCAACACTTACTGTTGCAGATAAACCTGTCGGTACAATTGTTACACTACCAATTATTGTAGGAGATCCAATACTTACTGTTGCAGAAACTCCTGTTATTCCTACAACATCAGCAGGTGAAATAGATCCAACGCTTGTTGTTGCTGATTGACCAGCAAGTAAAACTGTTCCAAGAATACCCCAACCTTCATTATTATTCCATTCACCTCTTCCCCAACCAGAACCTATTTCTGCATCGACTGATACAGAACCAACTGATGCTGTTGCAGAAACTCCGGTTACATCAACTAAAAAAGTTCCACTCCAACCATCTTCACCCCAACCATCAGATCCCCATCCTGCTTCAGGAAAAGATTTTACAGTTCCAACAGATGTTGTTGCTGATACACCGGTTAATTGAACGGTTGCAAGATTAGATTGCCAAGAGTTTTCATTCCATGCTACTAGGGGGTCATCTCCACCCCATATCGATGTTTCTGACATAAGGAGTCCCTCCTTATGCTATCCTAATAATAGCGTCAGTTGCGTCTGCTGTTGGAAATTGAATAGTGAAAGTTCCGCTTGTTACAGTTTTGTCACTACCAAAAGCTATTGCACAAACAGCTTTGTCAGATTGTGAGGAATTATAAATCAATGCACCATTAGCCGTAAAAGACGCTGAAGTATAACTTACATCTGCAAAATCACAAAATGCTGTTGTTCCAGAAGTTGTTGGCGTTACACTTGTTAATGTAGCTCCACCTGCAGTGTATGCAGTTCCAGATGAGTTTGTAATTTCGTTTGATGTTGAGTAAGCTGTTGTAGAAGCACCTAAAGTTGCAGAGCTTGTAAATAACGCTATTTTAAAAGTGTCTCCAGTTGTAGCTGTAAAGTTGTGTGTTCCAACTAAAATTTCTTGTTTAAAACTTGTACAAATTGCCGATGTTATTGCCATAATTTTTCTCCTATGGGTTTGCTGAGTTTACCGGAATACGAACAGCGCCATCAGTATAGTCGTCTCTTCGTCTTCTACCAACTTGCTCATTAGCAAACTTCTGTACCTCTTGTTTATACTTATTTTCATATAGTGTCAACATATCTATTGGACCTTTTAAAAATCCATATGCCTCTGATAGACAGCAATATAAAAGCCCATTTGGAAAGTTAAGACTAATATAATTAGTATCGTCATTCTCTAAAAGAGCAGGTGCAGCGTTATAATGCACTCTAAATTTATAAGTAGTATCAGGCACTGGTCCAAACATCATTCTTCCAGATGTGGTATCAGACTCTCCTGTAGCACCACCAAACATAGCATAGTATTTAGGTTGACCTCTTTTAGCTGATTCTGTTGAAGATATATATTCTTGAAGATATGTAATATCTTTTTTTTCTAACCAAACATTAGCCCCTGTTGTAGCTGATGTTGAGTCATATACTTGTATACCTCTAATAAAGACAGCACCTGCTC